CCTAAAGATTTACCACTAGGACAAAAACTTCCATCAGGTTTTAATAGTCATTACAGCGGAATACCTAATCAAGTTTATCACGTTAGAGGTAATGTAAGAAGAACTCAAGATAATAAAAAAGTTATGATGATTGATGAAATACAATCTGACTACAACCAAGCATTACGAAAAGAAGATCCTTTAAGACAAAAAGTTAAAAATGCATTTGGTTCTGAAATAGAATTTTTTTCTTCAAATAGAAAAATAGAAAAGATCGTTGATGAAATGAAAAGCATTGCTGTTAAAGGTATTAAGATGACAAAAGAAGATGCAATCAGATTTAATAAATTAAAAGGAGACTTCAATGAAATAAAAACAAACTCTTTGAATATGGCTAACATTACAGGCGAAAAAGCAAAAGATGGAATTCCTTTTCTACCTTTATATGGAAAAGAAAACTGGGGTAGTCACGCTTTAAAAAATACAATTAAGAACGCAGCTGAAAGAGGAGATGTTGAATGGGTTGCTATTTCACCTGTTGAAAGATTACATCACGCAAAAAGAGAAAGATATTTAGGAGACATAGAATTTTATGGTAATAGATTTGGCAAAGCAGGGTTCGATAACTATTCTGTAACAAGTAAGAAAGCAGATAAAATGGTTAAGACAGATCCAAAAAAAATTGCAACCTTACCTGCAGAGATGAATCGATTAGCAAGAGAATATAATTCAGAAGTTAAAACAATTAGAGTTGCTAAATCAGATCCAGATAAGCCTTATAAAATTGTTAAAGGAGTAGAAGCTGATAAAAAATTTAAGTTAGATAAAGATTCAGCAGGTACTGAACACGAAGCTGCCTTTAGAACAAAGGAAGAAGCTTTAGCTTATGCTGATCGATTTGGAAGAGCTGATGCTGTTGAAATGATGCTTAGAGAAGATCCTAAATTATATATGGATGTTTATGCTATCAAAATTTCACCTGATATGATTAATAAACCTTTCAAAGCATACCAAGAAGGCGGTCTAGTCGTAAATATATTTGCATGATATTATAATTCTGTTATAACAAAAAGGAGATATATATTATGGCAAGCAAAAAATTAAAAAAAGTCTTAATGGCAGGATTAGCTGGAGCTGCTTTAGCTGGAGCTGCTAAAATGAAAGGCAAAGCTTTAAAATCATCAGTAACAGACACAGGTGACTTTGGTTCAGAAATGGAAAACGACACTCAATTGTCAAAAGCAATGAGTTCAGTAATGTTACCAAAAAAGAAAATGTCACCAGCAATGAATTATGATTCAGAAATGTTTGGTCTTGGCGCAATGGATGGTGCTAAAACAGGTAAGATGATTAAAGCTAAAAATGGCGTAATGGCTAGAGGCTGTAAGTTAGGAAGAAATAAAAGAACTATCATCACATAACAATGGCTGAAGTAGAAAAACAAAATGAACTTCCTGAAACTGAAGAAGAAGTTGAAGAAGTTGATGTAGAGGTTGAAGGTGCCGAGGACGAAGCTCCTGAGCAAGAAGAACCTGAAGAAGACTTTTACAGAAACTTAGCAGATGAAATGGACGAGAGAATTCTCGGACGTATTGCTCAAGAACTTATTTCAGATTTTAAGAAAGACAAAGTTTCAAGAGGGGATTGGGAACAAGCTTACACACAAGGTTTGGATTTACTTGGTTTCAAGTATGTAAACAATACAAGACCATTCCAAGGTGCAAGTGGTGTTACCCATCCTCTTCTTTCAGAAGCGGTTACACAATTTCAAGCACAAGCTTATAAAGAATTACTACCAAGTGATGGACCTGTAAGAACTCAAATTATAGGTGCTGATACTCCTGAAGTTTCACAACAAGCAGAACGAGTTCAAGATTTTATGAACTATATGTTGATGGAAGAGATGGAAGAGTACACACCAGATACAGATCAATTATTATTTTATTTACCATTAGCAGGATCTGCATTTAAAAAAATTTATTATGATGAAATTAAACAAAGAGCAGTTGCTAAATTTGTACCTGCTGAAGATTTAGTTGTTCCATATTATGCAACAGATTTAAAAGATTGTGAAAGAATTACACACATTGTTAAGATGTCAGAGAACGCTGTACTTAAACAACAAAAAGCAGGATTCTATAGAGATGTAGAACTTTTACCTAAACAACCTGAAAGAAGTCCAATACAAGATAAGTTGAACGAATTAGAAGGTGTTAAACCTGCTGGAGAAAAAGAATATCAATATAATATTTTAGAAATGCATATCGATTTAAATTTAAATGAATTTGAAGAAGAAAATGCAGAGAAAGAAGTTAAATTACCTTACATCGTATCGATTGATGAAGGTTCTGGAGAAGTTTTATCTATTTATAGAAACTATAATCAAGATGATGACACTTATAAAAGAAAAGAATACTTCGTACATTACAAATTTTTACCTGGTTTAGGATTTTATGGCTTTGGTTTGATACATATGATAGGTGGATTATCTAGATCTGCCACTCAAGCATTAAGACAATTGCTTGATGCAGGTACTTTAGCTAACTTACCTGCTGGATTTAAGTCTAGAGGTATTAGAATTAGAGATGATGATCAGCCTTTTCAACCTGGAGAGTTCAGAGATGTTGATGCTCCCGGTGGAAATATTAGAGATCAGTTCCAAATTTTACCTTTTAAAGAGCCAAGTGCTACTTTATTCCAACTTTTAGGTTTTGTAGTACAAGCAGGACAGCGTTTTGCAGCAATTGCAGATATGCAATTAGGTGAAGATGCTCAAAATAGAGCTGTTGGAACAACAATTGCTCTCTTGGAGCGTGGTTCTAGGGTTATGAGTGCTATTCATAAGCGATGTTACTATGCAATGAAGCAAGAATTTAGACTTTTAGCAAAAGTTTTTGCTGATTATTTACCTCCAGTGTATCCATATGCAGTAACTAACGCAGATAGGTTTGTAAAATTACAAGATTTTGACGATAGAGTTGATGTTATTCCTGTTGCAGATCCAAATATTTTCTCAATGGCACAAAGAGTGACTTTAGCAAACGAAAATTTAAAAATTGCAGTTTCAAATCCACAAATGCACAACTTAAGAGAAGCTTACAGACGAGTTTATGAAGCTTTAGGTACAAAAAATATTGATGCAATATTAAAACGTGATATTCAACCACAACCAGAGGATCCAGCAACTGAAAACGCTAAAGCATTACAGATGCAAATCTTAAAAGCGTTTCCTGAACAAGATCACGATGCACATATTATGGCTCATAGAGCATTTATGGCAACAAGAATGGTTCAAATTAATCCAATGGTATATGCATTACTACAAGGACACATATCTGATCACATTGCATTAAAAGCTCACGGAGAAATTGGTGATATGGTAGAAAATACACCTGAATTACAGATGCAAGCACAAGCAGATCCACAAGGATTTAAAGTTTTATTTAATTCTATGGTTGCTAAAAAGATTGCAGAGATGACTATGATGCTAGCTCAAGAAGAAGCAGGTGGTCAAAAAGAAGATCCATTAGTTGCATTAAAACAAAGAGAATTAGATTTAAAAGCTATGGATATGCAAAGAAAGGCTATGGAAACTCAGCAAGATATGGAAAGAAAATCTATAGAGTTTGAAGATCGTGTAGACCTTGATAAAATGAAATTAGAAAATAATGAAGATCAAGCAGCAGAAAGAATTAGAATTGCTGAAAAAAAATTAAGTGTTAATGAAAAAATACAAAGGGATAGACTAAATGCCACTAAACGCCAAAGGTAAAAAAATTTTAGCTTCAATGGAGAAGAAGTATGGAAAGAAAAAAGGTAAAACTGTTTTCTATGCAATGGAGAATTCTGGAAAGTTAAAAAGAATTAAAAAAGCATACTCGGGAGATTTTATGACTGCTGAAACTTCTAGCAGTATGTATGATTCTGGTAAAGCTGCAGCAGATTCTTTTCAAGCAAGTTATTCAGATAGTGATGGCGGTAGTAATCAACAAACTACAGGATCTAAAACAACAACTACAAAAGATTCAGGTAGTGGTGGTTCTAATTTAGTTAATATCGGTAAATCTTTATTAACTCAAGGTGCAGCTAAACTATTTGATTTACCATCAATGGGGATAACCCTTGCTTCAAAAGCTATTAAACCAATTCAACAGGCTCTTACACCTAAAACTGTAAAGGATACAGCTAATGCTAGACTTAGTGGTTCTTTTACAACAAAATATGATTATAAACCAACAGCACCTAATATAACTGGAGGAGATAGCAGTTCTCAATTATGTCCTGATGGAACAACACCTCCTTGTAAAACACCTACAACACAAATTAAAAATCCTGTATCAACACCTAATCCATTCTTATCTGGT